AAGTTTAAGTATCCTGTGTTTGATAGGTTGACTCAAACACAACTAGGTTTTTTCTGGCGTCCTGAAGAGGTATCGCTACAAAAAGATCGCGCTGATTATCAAGTTTTAAATGAAGCACAAAAACATATCTTCACGTCAAACCTCAAGTATCAGATCCTCCTGGACTCCGTACAAGGTCGTGGTCCTGGCATGGCTTTCATGCCTTATTGCAGCCTACCCGAACTTGAGGGTGCCATGAATATCTGGCAGACCATGGAGATGATCCATAGTCGCTCCTACACCCACATTATCAAGAATGTATATGCTGATCCTTCTGATGTCTTTGACCACATTCTAGACGATGAGAAGATCCTCTCACGAGCACAATCAGTTACCCGTGCATACGATGAGTTTATACAAGCAGCACAAGAATGGGGTGCTGGTAATCAATGGCAGCATGCATTGGATGATTGTCAAACCGCACAAGATACACTTTATGACCTCAAAAGAAAACTCTACCGAGCAATGGCTAATGTCTATATCCTGGAAGGCATTAGATTCTATGTCTCGTTTGCATGTTCTTTCGCCTTTGGAGAACTTAAACTCCTGGAAGGATCTGCCAAAATCATCGGACTCATTGCAAGAGACGAATCCCAACACATGACCATCTCTCAGAATGTTCTGAACAAGTGGCGTGATGGTGATGATCCTGAGATGGCACAGATTGCTAAGGAAGAGCAAGTAAATGTCTACAATATGTTTAAGCAGTGCGTAGAAGAAGAAAAACTTTGGGCGGAATATCTGTTCAAGGATGGTTCTATCATTGGTTTGAATGATAAGTTGCTTTCTAAGTATGTTGAGTGGACTGCTAATCGCCGTCTAAAATCTATTGGACTTAAGGCAATCTTTGATACTCCAATCACAAACAACCCTCTACCATGGACTGAACACTGGTTGTCATCTAAAGGACTGCAGGTAGCACCTCAAGAAACAGAAGTAGAATCTTATATCATTGGGGGGATCACGCAAGATGTTCAAAAAGATACGTTCGCTGGTTTTCAGTTGTGATAAGATATTCTTTACCTGGTTGGAGGGAAGACCTCCTACAGACAAACCTACCCAATCAAGAGGAGAGAGATCTCCTCTCAAAGGGTCCGTCAAGTCTCGCTCAAGCGTGGAGAATGCAGGCAATAAAATACAAATACGCGACCCATGGGACTGAATAAATAATGGAGGTTATATCATGAGTATGTGGAAGAAAATAAAGAGTATCCGAATCCCTGGATCTATTGTGGCAGCGTCTTTGACGGGTCTCTTATTGGGGACAACTATGGTTTTGTTTACAAGATTACCTGTAGCACCACCAACCGTTCCTACATCGGTAGAAAATACTTCTGGCAAAAACGAAAGCCTAGAACTAGTTCTAATACTGGAAAGCGGCGAAGAGTTACAAGTGAGAGTAACTGGAAAAAGTACTATGGAAGTTGTCCAGAGCTTACAGAGGATATTAAACAGTATGGACGGGAGTCTTTTGCTAGAGAGATCCTCTCCTTACACACCACACCAGGACGAGTCAACTATGAGGAGACCCGTCAACTCTTCGTCAACAACGTTCTTACCGAGAGCTTGACAGACCACACCCCCGCCTACTATAATAGCAACATACTCGGACGTTACTACAGGAAAGATTATTTTGATTTTGGAAACGATTCTGGCGTTGACGCCTGCTGACTATGACCACCTTGCACGAGCAGTGCAAGTTGAGGCAGCAACTGGAACTAAAGATGAATACTGCGTTGCGGTTTCTATCCTTAACAGGGTCAACTCTCCTGTATTTCCTAACAATGTTGCCGATGTAGTTTATGCTCCTGGACAATATGAAGGGTTTCTTTATCGCCGTCCAGCAGCAAAGTCAAGTGTTGTTGCTAGGTTAAAAAACACAGATAATCTTCTGGAAGCGTATTCAATTATTGGAGACAGGACCAGTTTCAAAGGACAACGTATGTTGCCTTATCGTGTAGTTACAGAAGATCCTATGTGTGATCGTAAAGGAAACTTTTACCACTATCATTGGCAAACATGACATATCCAGCACCAAAATATCTTGAAGACGATCCATGGTTTGGACCGGCTACTTTTTCTCTTAATCAGAAGGAATATAAACTTGCTTACGATCAAGCAGTAGCAGAAAACCTTTTACTTGCTGATAACTATACAGAAGTAAAAAATATACATCAAGTGATGTATGATATTGCCACTGGTCATGGTAAAACAACCACACAACTTAACCCTACTGGTTGGATGTCTGGTATAAGTTAGGCAACTAACTTTTATGACTCAGTAGCTCAGCTGGATAGAGCAACTGCCTTCTAAGCAGTCGGTCATAGGTTCAAATCCTATCTGAGTCGCTTGTCGGTATGGCGGAATTGGTAGACGCGCCAGGTTTAGGTTCTGGTGTCTTTATGACGTGGAGGTTCAAGTCCTCTTACCGACATTAGGGTGAATAGCTCAGTGGTAGAGCATCTCCTTTACACGGAGGCGGTCGGGGGTTCAAGTCCCTCTTCACCCATTAATTAAAGAGGTTAAATGCTGAATAATGTTATCTGCAAGATGCAAACTATGTAATATTGAACTGACGAGTACAAGTAAAGTTCAGTTCTGTGGTTGTCCTAACCAAATGAGGGTTGTGGATGACCACGTTGGTGCTGTTGATTTAAGTCAAGTAGTTCTAACGAATCATAACAGTTCTGTTAAATATAATGGTATCCTGACAAATTCTGATTTAGAATACCAGGAGGCACGTAAGAAAAGACGTGTCCGTAAAATTAATTTTGAGGAACGGTAATGATTAATCTGGATGAACGCTATCACGATTACCTTCATACAGATAAATGTTTTACCATTGACGATGTGTGTGAACAGGTAATCGGTTATGGATTTACGTGTGATGGTAAGGACATTGACGGATATTATGTCTTGACAAATGACCACAAGTTGTTCTATAATCTTAAAGAACAGTTCGTTAAACTGGAATCTCGGAAAGGTGGCAGAGCGGTTGAATGCATCAGTCTTGAAAACTGACGATGTGAGAGCATCCGTGGGTTCAAATCCCACCCTTTCCGCTTGGTACACTCACCAATATAATTAAATGAAAATTTTTCTTGATACAGCAGACGTAGATTCTATTGCCAGTCGTTTTGCGACTGGACTTATTGATGGTGTAACTACCAACCCAACTCTAATTAGAAAAAGCGGTAAAGATCCACATGATGTTTACCGTGGACTAGCAGATTTAGGTATTGTAGATATCAGTATGGAGGTTGTCGGTACTGTTGGTGAGATGTACAGTGAAGCAATTAATTTACATCAGGAGTACAAGGAAGTTGCTACAATTAAACTTCCTTGTACTCCAGATGGTCTTCAGGTCTGTAAATCTCTTAGTGATGTTGGTATTCGTACCAATGTTACATTGATTTTCAGTGCTGCTCAGGCAATTCTTGCTGCTAAAGCAGGTGCAACTTATGTGTCTCCTTTTGTTGGTAGATATGATGACAATTCTATCTCTGGATTAGAATTGGTACGTTCTATTACTAGTATCTACCAGGTACAGGGTGTTCGTACTCAGGTTCTTGCTGCATCTCTTCGTGATGTGTATAAAGTATCCCGTGCATTTTATAATGGTGCTCATATTGTTACTATGCCGTCAGGTATTTTTGATAAGATGTACAATCATGTCCTAACTGATAAAGGATTAGAACTTTTTCAGAAAGATTATGATGAAACCATGGCAACCCTATCTGTAGTATAATGTTTACTATCTACTCTAAAAAAGGATGTAAGTTCTGTGCTAAAATTAAACAAGTAATGGACTTGTCTGAATTAAAGTACGTTGTCTATGAGTTAGACCGAGATTTTTCTTATGAAGAATTTTATGAGGAGTTTGGAGACAACTCTACGTTCCCTCAGATTGTCCTTGATGGCATCAAACTTGGTGGATGTCAAGAGTCAATTAAGTATATGCAAGAACAATCTATTTGTTGTGTAGTATGATTGAAGTAACACTAGAAGAGTTTGAAAAAAACTTTGATTCTTACATGGATCGTATTGAATCTAAAAAAGAACAGTTTATAGTTCGTAAATCTGATGGCACAGCAGTCATTGCTATGCCAGCTGAAGAACTGGACCAAGCAGCAGCGCAAATGGATGATGATGAGTGGTACAATAGTTATAACGAACACAATGATGCTTCATGAACAAACCGACAGTCATTCTTGAGCGGTCTCCTTACCGCTACGTCCAGTGCGGTCTTTTGGAGATCAACGGTAGACCTGACTATCGCATTCAAAAAATAAATGAATGGACTAAACGTTATCAAGACATGTACTATCTTGATAACCAAATGCAACTTGACACATGCCTTGAAGATCCAGAGTACACCAAATGGTTAGACCCTGATCCAGATGTATGTGCATATCGTAAATTTAATTCTGTGAGAAATCCTTATGTCAATGCAATCACATCTTGAAACTGCAGAAGAATCTGTTCGTCAGGCACTAATCAATGCTCTTGCTGAGGGTGATGATTCATATCTGTCTGAACTATTTGATCTTCTTAATACGGTTCGTAATCTAAAAAATAAAATTAATAATACTATTAGTTTTACTGACAATACATCGCAGTGGGAAGAAGATAGACTTGAATATAACTTCAATCTTTCGTCAGATTATCTCATTCGTCCTGGTGGTGACATGGATGCCCTAGATAACATTTCGTTTTCTTCTGCTGCCGATGCTCCTCATGCTGCTGGTCCTGTAGATTATCCTAGTTCTTTCGGGCAAGATGTAATTTCTTTTGGTGATTACAAAGAGTCTCGGGATGACTCATAAAACTCGCCCTGGTGGAGCTGGGTAGATTCGTCTTCTGGTCCAGTCTCGGATGGACTCTAAACTTGCCCTGGTGCGGGTGAAGATTTTGCCGCCTGGTTTATATGTTCCAGTAAAAATATATTGGTGGTAAATCCCCTTCCGTGTGGTTGTTTTCTTGTTTAGCATCTGAAATAATAAAACAAGTGGCGTGCATGAGTCTAGTGAGGGATTGACCTCCCTCCTTTTTTGCGGGTGTAGTTCAGTGGTAGAACGCTATCCTTCCAAGTTAGATGTCGTCGGTTCAAATCCGATCTCCCGCTCTTTATAAATATTTGATAGATAATAGCAGCATTCTGAGAGACTAGAAGTATGTCTAAATTACTAGCAAATCAAATTGCTAACTACAATGATAATGGTCCTGTTGAAGCAAAGGAAGGTTTGAATTTTCCTACTGGCAAACCCTTAGAAGTAAATGGTGCTTCAGGTAATGTCGGTCAGTTTCTTAGATCAACCGGTAATGGTGTTAGTTGGGATGATGTTTCTATCCCTGCTGCTCAAGTTAATGCAGACTGGTCATCATCATCTGGTGTTACACAAATTCTTAATAAACCTACAATCTCTGCAGTAGGACAAAGCGGAGACTACGGTGATTTAATTAATAAACCTATTATTCCTCCTAATCAAGTTCAATCTGATTGGAATGAGACTTCTGGTCTTGGTGTTATTTTAAACAAACCAGCTTTGTTTTCTGGTTTGTATAGTGATCTTATTGGTAAACCTCAGATTCCATCTACGGTTACGGATCTATCTGACGTTAATCTTCCTAGTCCAATTCTTGATGGTACATATATTAAGTGGGATGCAGCGCAGGCAAGATGGATAGCATCTTCAGGTTCTGCTGGCATCACTGAACTCAAAGAAGATACTACACCTCAACTAGGTGGCAATCTAGACATCCAAGGACATAATATTAATGGTCAAGGAATCATTGATATCAGTAGTCAAAGTAATAGAATTAGATTTCATTTTGATACTACTGCTGATCTTCCTAGTCCAAGTACTTATCATGGCATGTTCGCACATGTTCATTCTACTGGTGGTGCATACTTTGCCCATAGTGGAAACTGGGTTGAGTTGGCAAAACTAACTGATATCCCTGTTGATGTTGACACAACATATTCTCAGTCTGCTGCTTCAATTGCAACTGGTGCTGCGTTAAGACTGACTTCAAGTAACGGTACGATTGATGATATCAATGTAAACGCAGGTACTGGAATTACTATTGATCAGGTAACATCGTCTGGATTTAGAATTAATTCTGTAGGTGGTGGAAGCGGTGGTGGTGCTACTGTTACTACATCTGATGATGCACCAACGTCTCCAGTTGATGGAGATCTTTGGTGGAAATCAAATGAAGGTAGACTTAAAGTCTATTATGCTGACGGTAGTAGCAACCAGTGGATTGATGCATCTCCACCATTAGCACCTACTAATATTTCTAATCAATCATCTAGTATTGCAATTGGAGCACATAATACTGGACCATTTGGTAACAGTCCTGATAGTATTATAATCAATCCTAATACTGGAAGTATTATTAAAACTGCTGCTGGCATTGAAATCAATGGTCATATCTTACCATCTTCTAATGCTGCATATGATTTAGGATCTGCTGAGTATAAAATTCGTCACTTGTTCTTGTCTGATAACTCAATGTGGTTAGGTGATGAGAGTAAAGTTACTACATCAAGTGGAAAAACTCAGATTAGAAAACGTAAGAAGAGAGATGGATTTGTACCCAGTTTAATTGTATCTCAGTTGATTAGTGCTGGATTAATTTCAACCAATACTCAGGCACCTGCTCACGCACTTAACTGGTTTAATGCTAATGTATATGAACCAGACAAAGCAGATCTTTCGCTAGTTACTCTGTCTCAATGGTATCAATATGCTATAGCTGTTGGAATTGATACTAACGTAGTAACTACTGCAGGAGAATTATTCCCATCACCAGGTGATTCAAACTTTGAAGAGTCTGACTATGAAGAATCTGTTGAACTTGGACAATCAGGATTTACTCAATCACCTATAACTGATAGTTCAGATACGATTACAGTTGATCTTAGATCTCCTGCTTATGTTTTAAAAACACCAAATGGAAACTTCCAAATTCAAGTTGCAGAATCTAAATTTGAAGATGGATATACTATTGAGTTTACTGTTTATGTTGATCAAGGAACTACCGCAGGCACTGTTAGTTCTATTTTAATTAAAGATTTTGCAGGCAGTTCTATCTCAACAACTCAACTTCGTGTTGTTGGAACTACTGCAGGAAATACCCTTCAGGTTTTCAATGTCAAGATGGTTTACCTGTCTGGTTGGAAAGCAGTTGTTGAAATTGTTTGATCTAAATAAGAAGGAAGGAGTACTCTAAGCATGGCAATTAATTTTCCAACATCACCAAACAATGGTGATATCCATACCGCTGAAGGTATTCAGTGGCAGTGGGATAATACTGGATCAACCTGGAAATGTCAGGGTGTTACTGGCGTATATACATTAGGTATTGCATCTGTCAATTCACTTGGCGGAATTAAAATTGGAAATAATTTAAGCATTAATGGCACTGGAGTTCTTAGTGCAGTAATGAATCTCAATAACGAGAGTATTTCCGAACTTATTGACGTTACTTTTAATAGTGTCACTCTTAATGGTAGTAGTGGTGGAGGTAAAGTTCTCGCATGGGACCAATCACTACAGGCATTTGCACCAGTTGACCAGTCAGGTGGCGGCGGTGGAGGTGGCGGTATCGCATTGTCAGATCTCTCTGTCACATCAAATTCTGTTGGTGCTGCATCTCTTTCTTATAATAATAGTAGTGGAGTGTTTTCATACACTCCTCCGGATTTATCCGGATATTTAACTGCAGTCACTGCATCAGATTTGAATGGTATTTCAATTGATGCATTATCTGATGTAGACACTACAACTACAGCACCTAGTGCTAATGATGTATTAACTTGGGATGGATCTAAATGGGAACCAGCAGCACCATCTGGTGGTGGTGGTGGATCAGGTCTTACTAGTAGAACAACTGCTCAAGCAACTTATAATGCTGCTGCTGATGGACAGAGTTACTATCTTGATATTACTGCAGCAAAAACATACGCATTACTTAAGATTCAAACATCACATGCTGCATGGGTAACACTTTATACATCATCTACTGCTAGAAGTAATGATATATCCAGAAATGAAGTTACGGATCCTCAACCAGGATCTGGTGTAATTGCTGAGATTATTACGACCGATGGTGGTACGCAACCTATTACTCCAGGTACTATTGGTTGGAATGATGATGGAACACCATCAACAACTGCTTATGTTAAGGTTGTAAATAAAAGTGGTGGCACTCAAAATATTACAGTAACTCTACACTTTGTACAACTAGAGGTCTGATATGAAAGAATATATTGTCTCATGTAGATCGTATGAAGATCTACAGAGTCTCTATAATGACATGGAGACAGAAGGTGGTGCGCTATACATTCCAGATAGAGCAGTAGAACTTTTAGATCGTAGATCAGTTAGTAGGAATACACACTACAAATTAACAGAAGAAGAATCTGTATTAGTTTCTCAAGATGAGAGAGTTATTGCTTGTGAATTATCCCCGGAAGAACTTGGTTTAGAACCAACACTTTGTGGATATACTAATCAAAGTCCATATGATATCGTTGGTGACTTTACAAAGTATAGTACTACTAATGTTGCTCAACAAAATGATCGTCAGTGGGGACATCTTCATTCAGCTGGAACTATTGCTGAGAGAATGAAAGGTGTTTGGGGAACCAATCAAAGAACAGTAGGTAAAGATGTAAATATTTTTAATGATGGTCGTCATGTTGATGTAGTTATTGTTGATGGTGAAGTTGGATTTGATTCTGATGAATGGGAAAGCGAAGCGGTTACTCCAGGACAAAGTAGATTTGTTCAGTACGATTGGTATGTAGAACATTCTAATCTAGGTTATGGTGGTAATTATTCACACCCTCCTATTAGTAATGCCGATGATCATGGGTGTCATGTTGCAGGTACTGTTGCTGGAAAGTATTATGGGTGGGCAAAAGAAGCAAACATTTATGCGCTTACCTTTGGAGGATCACATGGAGCTCTGAGAATTTTTGATTATGTAAGAGAGTTTCATAGAACTAAACCGATCAATCCTGTAACGGGTAGAAGAAACCCTACTATATGTAATAATAGTTGGGGATATGCTTATACTGGTGATTGGAATTCTGGTGATGTAGAGTATATTACTTACCGAGGAACGACATATGATGCTAATAATCCCGGTCCTTCAGGGTGGACTAATGATGGAATCCAAGCTGACTTTGGTGCTAGATATAATCCAAATGGATATCCTTCTAGATATGAAGCTCTAGATCTAGATGCTATTGATGCTATGGAAGAAGGTGTTGTTATGGTTGGTGCTGCCGGTAATGCAAATACATATTCTGTCCGTGAAGGTCATCAAGATTATAATAATAAAATTAAGATAAGTGGGTATATCCGTAATATGCATAGAGGGAGCTCCCCTTGCCATGCAAAGGGTTTCATTTGTGTAGGTTCAATTAATACTACTAGCGATCATCGCCGGTCATCGTTTACAAACTTTGGAGAAAGGATTGATGTCTTTGCTCCTGGTTCAAATATTCTTTCTATTGGTGGTGATGGAGCCAAGGGAAAGAATAAGGGACCTATTACAAGACCAGGATATCCTGCTGGTATTGATAACATGCTAACGATTAGTGGTACTAGTATGGCATCGCCTCAGGTATGTGGTATCCTTGCCTGTGCTGCTACGGGTAGAGAAAGATTTACTAATGATGATGCAATTCAATTCATTAGAAATTTTTCTCGTGATGACTTGATGGACTTTGATATTCTTGGTGCTACTGGTAACAGCTACAACATCTCTATTGATAGAGCTCAAACTACATCTCAAGATTACTACCTAACCGGAACAGATAGTAATGGTAATATTAATGGACTTGATCCGACTATAACTATTGATCCTAACGATACTTTGACTATCACTCTTCCCTCCGCTGGCGGGTATGTTTACTATCAGGTAGATGCTGGTCAAACTAGTAATGGTTATCAAATGACTGATACTAATGGATCTCAGAGTTGGAACCCTACCATAAACCTCACCGTAGGTGACTCACTTGATATGGAGTTAGCTGCAAACATGACCACTCACCCAATATATCTTAGAGATAGTAGCGGAAATAATCTTACGACCGGGGTCACTGGTCAGGGAGCTAATTCTCAAGGGAACCAAATTCTATGGGACACAAGTGGATATTCCTCTGGAACATACAAGTATCAGTGTGGTGCTCACCCTGGTATGCAAGGAACTATTAATTTAACTGCAGGAGCATCTTGGACTCACCCTCTTTACATTAGAGATTCAAGTGGTAATAACATTCCTGGTGTAACTGGTCAAGGATTTGCTAACAATGCCACTCAAGTTATTTGGACACCGGGAAGTACATACTCTGGACAGACAGTTAAGTATCAGTGTGGTAGTCACAGTAATATGGAAGGAAGTATTGTTATAAATGCTGTAAGTAATATAGGACAGCAAGGTGGATATGATGATTACACTTGTTCAAAAGGTAGTCCTAACCGAGAAGTATTTTGTAGCAATCCAAGACCAACTACTGGATATATTTCTGGGTTTAAACAATCTACTTTGAATGGTAGACGCACTACAGATAGGGAAGATAATAATCTTAATTACAATAGACAAATTTACCCAAGAGTTAATGGACTTTATAAACAATAAATAAAAGAGCCTTGCTGTTGATGTATGTCAGAAGAAGTAAAGAAGGAAGAACCTAAAAAGAAAGGTCTTCTCGGTAAAATTAAGGAGGCAGCAGATGATAAAGAAGAGCAGCTTGCTATTCTGTCTACTTTTGTTAGGCTCGGCATCCTTGTTTGGTCTGGCGGAATACTCACGCTGGCATACATCAAACTTCCACCAGCACTTGGAATTCCTGAACAAAAACTAGATCCAACTTTTATCGCCAGCGTCTTCACTGGAGTTTTAGCTACTTTTGGTGTCCAGGCAGCGAAGAAAGCAGGAGAAGGTGGTAGTAGTAATGGTGGTGGTGGTATCACCAAAGAACAGATGGAAAGATTGATTGAGAAAGCAGCACAAACTGCACCTGGACAAACTATTCGTATTGAACAGGCACCAGTCAAAATTTCTACTGATGAAAAATATAAAATGTAACGGAGAATAAAATGCAAAAAGTAATTAATGTTTTAGCAGTACTATCATTTGTAGGAACTGCAGGTATCATCGGTGGAGGCACCGCACTATATCTCAATAAAGATTCTATTGTTGAGAATATTAAATCTCAAGTTGCATCTGCAGCAGCAGAAGCAATTGCTGGACAACTTCCTGGAATGATGGACTCTGCAATGCCAGAACTCCCTGGTGCTACTGGTGGTGCTATAGGTATGCCTGCTGCTACTGGTGGTGCTATTCCTTCCTTGCCATTCTAACTATGACTAACGAAACATTTAGAGTAGATGGAACTGAAAAAGTTGGGGCACCAAATAAGTCTCCTATCAAAGGTATTGCACTGACACTAGGTGGACTCTTTGCTTTAGCACATGTTGGTTTGTTGGGTTATGTAATCCATAGACCAGAAGAACCACAAGTTCCAAACGTACCCACAATCAATATCCCTCGTGGAGATTATTCATCATATACCATTAAAGCTGGTAAGGATGGATATGAGATTGAGTATCGTGCAAACGATCCTAAAGTTCTCCAGTCCGATAGATCCTTAGAACTTCAAAAAAATCAAAGTGGATTCTTTGGTGGTAAGAAATACGAGAACCGTCGTGAGTATCGTAGCGATCAGTTCACTATGGAAGGCACCAGAAATATGGGAGGTGCAACAGATGATGAGGGAAAGTTGACTGCAAAAGAAGCAGAGTGTTTAGTGGCGGACGCTGGCGCACGGAGTCAAGGTGCAATGGCAGGTAGTGCTATCGCTGCTGGTGTTGCTGTTCCTGCTGCTGTTGGCATCCCATACGTTGGATGGTTAGCAGGTGGATGGGCACTTCTACTAGGACAAAAGGCAGGATCCTCACTTGGTTCTACAGTTGGTAGTGTATTTAATGATTGCTGATGGACATACCTAATATTAATATACCGAATAATGATATTCGTGTTGGTGATATTCGTGATTTGAATATTAATGTAATGCCTGATTGGATGACTAATCCTCCACAGGCACTACCAATTTACCCACCCGTAACTACACAGGTGGGTATTCCTATTATTAATATACCAGGGTGTGTTGAGTCCCATAGGGATAGTAGTGAGAATCAAACACTCAAAGAAGAAGATAGAGATGGTGTACAAGTATTCTGTGATGCAGGAACACCTAGTTATAATCCAATAGATTATGATCCACGTAGGTTAACTATAACAAATGAGGGTCCACCACCTCCACCAATCATTCCACCAGATACAAAAACACCAGAGACTCCTGCTACACCACCAGCTCCTAAAACTGATGCTGCATTAGCAGAGTGTCCTAGTAGAGCACAAGAATTAAAAAACCCTGTAGGAAAAATCCTAGAGGGTAATAAAAAGATTACTGGGTATGAGACAGTCGGAAAAGAATGTCTCCCTGTATTTGAAAACCTTACAATACCTGATCAGATTGTACAGAACATACCATCAGCAGGTATGATAACTGTTACCGCCTCAATTGCTGTAGTTGCGACGACCTCTGCACTGCTTGCAAAGCCTCTTGCTGATCTTTTGTTAAAAGTGGTGAAACCTGTGACGAAGAAGGTTGTGAAGAAGATTGCTGCCTTACGGGGTAAGAAGCCCCCTGTATTGTCTGCGACTGAGAGGAAGGCGGAGCAACGGGATCGGAACCGGGCGATAAAGATCTTACGTTCGGCACTGAAACCGAAGGGATAGAGTGACGATGTTGCTTGACGGTATTAACATTGTTAACTACCACGTCTGCACATATTTTAAAGTATGGGCTACGTGGGTGGAAACTGATACCTGCCTGCATTAACTGACCGCAATTCTTAAGTCTCGCAATCTCAAAATCTAATCTTTTATTAGCAATCATCTGTTGCTGCATTTGAATCTGAGTATCTGCTGCTTGCTTACAACGCTCTTGCATTCCACCATCAAGTGGGAAAGAGATTGTTGCAGATAATCCAACGCTTGTGCTATAATTTCTAGTGTCTCCAGTTCTTACTGGTTTCCTCCAGAGTTCGTGACCTGGATTATCAGGCACACCATCACCCATCATTTCCATGGTAGTGATAGTCATGTCTGCACCATCTTCAAATGCACGAACAGTCTCACCATCTGAGTTGGTATATGTTCTATCATCATACCAAGATTCCCATGGCCAGTTCTTCACATTTTTTTGAGTCTCTACCATCTGACCTTCAAAATCTCTGTTGTCGTATTGAGGTTCCATGTAGTGTGTCTCAAATGGATCCTTCTCATTACGAGCATGAGTAATGAATGGTGTTATGTTAGCAGTAGGTCCTTGACATGCGATACCACCACCATATTGGTTAGTGATATATGGTCCTTGTAATACCTGAATAGCTTGGTTCGTAACTGAGCCTGAACTATTAGCTATCGGATTTGCTGTTGCACTTACACCCCCGACATCTGCCGCCAGTGTGGCAGGGACAGTCGCAAGTTGAGTTAGACATAATACTACTGGGTAAAGATACTTGTGGTGTCGGTTACGCTGGTAACCTCTGTTGTTCTTTGAATCACAGTTTGATTCGTTACACCCGGTCCCATGTAGGTCTGAGTGAACTGGAATGCTGCTCCTGGTTCTGCGATCGTGAAACTCTGTCCATTTAAATTTAGACCAGAGTTCGCGCTTGTTACTTGCCCCTCTGTTCCTCCTAATGGATTCACTATCACTGAGTTTGTTGTTGGGTTGGGACTTAGAGATTGTCCCCCATTGGTCACGTTTGTGCCCGATACTGAATATTGCCATCCTGTTGCATAATCTATAGAGTTAATCGTCTCAGTCACCTTTGACGTTGTTTCTGTGTGGCTCGTCATGGAGCCCTGGCTGAAGTTTGGGACCACGGGGACCGCCAGGGCAGTTGCAGGTATGACACTTGCAACCACCGCACTTAGGACATACCAGAGTGTTATCCTTCCAGAAGTCATGATCTCTGATCCCCATTTATTTAGTGTAGAATCGTGAGTTCAGAGACAAATTGTCCCGTAGCATTTGTACCAGCTCCACCAGCTGTTATCGTGAGAGCACCAGCAGTACTAAGAGTACCAGCTAGAGAACCAGCAGATCCTGCAGTTGTAGATGTAATATTGCCGAAGTTTGCTACATCACCAACAGTGACTGCACTCGTTGGAATTGCATCACCTTGTGTGTAAGACTGTGAATAACTAAAAGCACTTCCTGGGTTATCTTGAGTGGCAGCAATAGTACCAGGAGACATTATTCCACTAGTAATTGCACCAGTAGAAATTGTGTTAACTGTGGTTCCGTCAGTAGTATCTACACCACTACCAGAAACAGAGTATGTACTTCCTAATCTTGTAACGTTAGTAGCAGCAGCATCAACGGTTAGTTGAACACTGGAAGATAATCTATGTGTAAGAGCACCTGCATTCGCTGCTGGTGCCGTCATCAGTAACATTATGATAGGTAAAAACCTTTTCATACGATTTACCAAAGCGGTATATATTTTATTTAGCGGTGTGCCACTGTTCAAAATGGCACACTTTATGCTTGACATAAGCTCTGACTTACTATATACTATGTAAAGATTCATTACGAAACGTATCATGACTGTAACAACTGAAGATGGTGGACGGACAAACATGTTCGCCAGAGAACCACAAATGTACATCTCCCAGACCGACGCAGAACGTTACGGTTACGAGACATATGCAGAGAAAGCAGAGAAATTAAATGGACGGACTGCTATGGTTGGATTTGTTGCTGCTGTTGTCTCTTATGCTTTCAGTGGTAGCGTATTTTTCTTTGGAGCGTTCGGATTCTGATGATTGAACTACTGACTTATTATGTGATTGGAGGTGCCCTTATCATTGGACCACCTGCAATCTTCCTGATCATTGCTATGATGGGAGCGATCCAAAATACGAAAGGTCGTATGGTTGGATACAAAGACCACAAAGAGTATGGTGATAGTTCCATCTACGAGAACTCACCATCAGACCAAACCAAATTTTATCTTACACTAGGAGAAAACTCATGAACGAAAACGCAGAACGCATCAACGGTTGGGCAGCAATGCTCGGAGTCATCGCTGCTATCGGTAGCTATGCAACTACAGGACAACTCATCCCAGGTATTTGGTGATGGACACCTCTAACTTCCTAGCATTAATAGTTGGATTTATGGTAGCAAATTTTATGCTATTGATTATAAGACAATCTGATGATGATGGTGATGGTGGAGGTGATGGCGGAATGATGACACCTATTATGGTTCCTACCAACTAATAAATAGAATATATCGTCGCCGCAAGGGACCTCTGCCACATAACAGAAGGTCCCTTTTTTCTTTTCAATAAATTACATGAACGACAGAGTATTTCACATTTATAAAAAAAATGTTAAGTCAACGGAAGTCATCAAGCACAGTGTGACAACCGAAGAACTGGAACAAATGCTGGCAAAAAAAGAGGTGGATTGGGAGCACTGGGAGATAGAATCATGCTATACTGAATACAGTGTTGAGGACGCATCATTCTGATACCATCCACCAACACCAAGCAGCACCTTAGGTTTCTTGCGGATCTTAAAAAGGATTTGAAAAGAAACCCAAAGCACAAGGTCCCCAAGCACCCCCTTAGAAATAAGTACAAGTACTCATCTTTTAAGGGTTGACGGGAAACCGACCACCTGCTATACTAAATACATCGGTTAGTTAAGGAATCAACATATTTCTTAACGGTTCGTAACACTCCTCAAACCAAGACCTATAGGGTGTATAAACACGTCTTTCATACCTCTGCCTAGGGCGCAGAGGAATAGTAAAACCATCATCTCCCTGATGATCTTACTTTTTTCAAAACAATGGCTTCAACTCTTTCAAGGCAACAATCTGCCTCTTCGTGGGATAACTTCTGCGAGTGGGTAACTTCTACCAACAACCGTCTGTATGTTGGTTGGTTCGGCGTACTGATGATTCCTACGTTGCTTGCTGCAACTATCTGTTTCATCGTCGCTTTCGTCGCTGCTCCCCCCGTGGACATTGACGGTATCCGTGAACCCGTAGCTGGTTCACTCATGTATGGTAACAACATCATCTCTGGTGCAGTTGTTCCTTCTTCAAACGCAATCGGTCTTCACTTCTACCCCATCTGGGAAGCAGCATCTTTGGATGAATGGCTTTACAATGGTGGTCCTTTCCAACTGGTTATCTTTCACTTCCTCATTGGTATCTTTGCATATATGGGACGTGAATGGGAACTGTCATACCGTTTAGGTATGCGTCCATGGATCTGTGTTGCCTACTCGGCACCAGTCGCTGCTGCGAGTGCAGTATTCCTCGTCTATCCTTTCGGTCAAGGTTCTTTCTCCGATGCTATGCCTCTTGGTATCTCTGGTACTTTTAACTACATGCTTGTATTCCAAGCAGAACACAACATCCTTATGCACCCGTTCCATATGCTCGGTGTTGCTGGGGTATTCGGTGGATCTCTTTTCTCTGCTATGCATGGAAGTCTCGTTACTTCCTCACTTGTTCGTGAAACAACTGAAACAGAGTCACAGAACTACGGTTACAAGTTCGGTCAAGAAGAAGAGACATACAACATCGTTGCTGCCCACGGGTACTTCGGTCGCTTGATCTTCCAATACGCATCATTCAACAACTCACGTTCATTGCACTTCTTCCTTGCTGCATGGCCAGTTGTTGGCATCTGGTTCACCGCACTTGGTGTCTCCACGATGGCGTTCAACCTCAACGGTTTCAACTTCAACCAGTCCATCCTTGATGGTCAGGGTCGTGTGCTCAACACCTGGGCAGACGTATTGAACCGCGCAGGTTTGGGTATGGAAGTTATGCATGAGCGTAACGCACACAACTTCCCACTTGACCTAGCAGCTGTTGAGTCAACTCCTGTTGCACTTCAGGCACCTACCATTGGATGATACAACCTCTGGTAGTCTCCACCCCCTCACATATGTGGGGGGGTTTTTTATAGGCATTCTTACTCTAGTAGTTCCCATACTCTGTGTGCTACTATTCTAATGTGTCTGAACATTTTTAAATAAAGGAAACAAAAAATGGTAGCGTCAACATTACAACAACAACGGAGGGGATGGTTTGATATCCTGGATGACTGGCTTAAACGGGATCGCTTTGTCTTTGTGGGTTGGTCTGGATTACTTCTTCTTCCCACTGCTTATCTTGCAATTGGTGGCTGGCTTACGGGCACAACATTTGCTACGAGTTGGTACACCCACGGACTTGCAAGTTCGTACCTTGAGGGTGCTAATTTCCTTACAGCGGCTGTCTCAACGCCTGCTGATGCTATGGGTCATTCTCTTCTTCTACTTTGGGGTCCTGAAGCTCAGGGCGATTTCGTCAGGTGGATCCAACTTGGGGGACTATGGAATTTCGTGGCTCTCCACGGTGCCTTCGCCCTAATTGGTTTCATGCTCCGTCAGTTTGAACTGGCACGTCTCATTGGTATCCGACCGTACAATGCTATTGCGTTCTCTGGGCCTATCGCTGTTTTTGTCAGTGTGTTTCTCATCTATCCTCTCGGACAGTCCAGTTGGTTCTTTGCACCGTCGTTTGGTGTTGCAGCGATATTTAGGTTCCTACTCTTCCTACAGGGATTCCATAACTGGACGCTCAACCCATTCCATATGATGGGTGTTGCTGGTATCCTAGGCGGTGCATTGTTATCTGCTATTCATGGCGTAACTGTGGAGAATACACTGTATGAAGACGGAGATCAAGCAAACACCTTTAAGGCGTTTGATTCAACACAAGAGGAGGAAACTTACTCTATGGTCACTGCAAACCGCTTCTGGTCGCAGATCTTCGGCATTGCGTTTTCTAACAAGCGGTGGCTTCATTTCTTCATGTTGTTTGTGCCTGTTATGGGTCTATGGACATCCTCTATTGGCATTATTGGTCTTGCTCTCAATCTTCGTGCTTACGATTTCGTGAGTCAAGAGATCAGAGCAGCAGAAGATCCAGAATTTGAGACCTTCTACACCAAGAACATCCTATTGAATGAAGGACTACGTGCATGGTTGGCACCAGTTGATCAACCACATGAGTCATTCGTATTCCCTGAAGAAGTTTTACCAAGAGGTAACGCACTGTGATCAAATCACTCTTCACTTTTATGTTTGCTGCATTGATGTGGGTGCAAGTCCCACAGTGGCAGGATGATTGGTCCAAGTGTGCAGTAGATGTACCAGACACAGCATGTCATTGGTATATCACAGCACCTGATAGCACCATGGGTGAAGGATTTAGTTGGGCGAATGCCCCATGGTTCAGCGTTGAAGGTCTCCGTGACATTGGAGAACTTCACAACACAGTTCAATCTCTTCAGGAGGCATGATGAATAGTTTTGAAGTCACACTTTACTTTGTATGCTTCGCTCTCATTACTGGTGGTGCTTTTGCTCTTATGTACTACAATCTTAAATCTATTTACTGGGGTGCTAGATCTCGGAGACATCCTGAAGCACCTCAACTAGGTGAAAAGGTGTTGTATGTAGATTTGTCTAGAGAAAAACTGGAAGAACTTTACAAACAAACTGAATAATACATCAAGGGTCCTTTGACCCTTTTTTAGTATTTGATTTCCTTAAACTCGTAAAAATTTCTCTGGCAAAATTTGACACAAAAAAGTTTTTATGGTATACTTAATTAGTTTAATGCTCATATCTTATGGAGATCAAAGCGTACACATCTAAAGGATGTTTTTATTGCGATCAACTAAAAGAATTGTTTAAGAGAGCTGAATTAGAATACGAGACATCTTTAGTTGATTCTCCTTCTGAGAGAAGTGATTTTAGGATGAAGTATCCTAACGCCCTAGGGTTTCCTCATGTTATTATTGATGGAGTAGAACATGGTGGATTAGTTAACGTAGCAAAGTACCTTGTTAAGAATGGATATGTCTCAACCAAGAAAGGGTGATGATCTTCACATAAATAAAGGCATAGAGCTCATGTTAAGGAGGGCTAAACCGAAAGATTCATCACTTAAACCCAAGGGTGGGTTTGGGTTAACGAAAACGATCACCCTCCTCAAACGTAAGTTATATTTTAACGTTGAACTGAGGTGGGAACGTAACTAAACCACTAAGGAGTTGAACAATGGAAACGGCAACAATCCTATTTTTCTCGGCAACCGCATCTTTTTTGTTCTTATGTGTCGGACTTGTCGTAGGGTGGGTAGGAAAGCAGTTCATGCATGACTACTTCTATTCTAAAGAAGAGATGCAGGCAATGCATCCAGAAATGTATGATGGTGATGGTATGATTATTAACGAAGAACTTTTATCCGTGAGATTTATAGAGGAAGAACCAGATGAAACTTTTGATGCATGAGATACTACAGAAAGTATCAAACGCAAAAACGAAACCCGAAAAGATTAAACTTCTTAGAGAATACAACACACAACCGTTGCGATCTCTTTTGATTATTAATTTTGATGAGAGTATTATCTCATTGCTTCCAGAAGGAGATCCTCCATACAAAAAGAATGAATCTCCTGATGGAACTGAGCATACAATCTTAGAAAAAGAAGCACGTTTATTACATCACTTCTTTAAAGGTGGGTCTAATATTGCTAAAACAAAACGTGAAACTATGTTTATCCAAATGCTGGAAGGTCTCAGTCAAGGAGAAGCAGGAGTTTTGGTTCTAGCAAAGGATAAAAAACTTGGGAAGCGTTGGAAGATCACTAAGCAGTGTGTTGAACAAGCATTTCCAGAGATTCAATGGGGAGGACGATCATAATGGGAAAAGGATGTACGATTTTACATAAAAATTGTGATCCATCATTAGCACAAGACAAAAGTCTTCCTACTAATGCTTTTTTAATTGAGTATTCTCAAGCAGGTATTTCTCAGTTTGATATTGTTACTGCTGCAAAGCAAGTAGATATTTTTGATGACTATTGGGATAATTATAAGACAGATTTTAAAAATATGTCACAGGCAGAAGGTAGGATAAGTCCTCGCCTTTGGAAAGCACCCAAAAAGTAAACAGTATCAACAGATACAGTTGACATCATATACATAGTATGGTATACTAATACCATCGTTCATCCCACTCTTGGGTGGGACGCAAGTAAGTCGCGGAACGGAGCCGTTCATCCCATGCTAGAATTATTATTCTATACAACACTCTCATGTGCTCAAGCCGATTCAATTATGTTTCGGATGAAAACAAATGAGAATATTCCTCCTGAAATGAAGGTGGAATTGATTGAAGTTATGAAGGAATCAACCCCCGATTGCTATCCATGGGACGCAAACGACTAAAGGAACGGATTAAATTCCAACTACTTTAGGAGTAACTACAATGAACACACTTAATCTGATTCGTAAGCAGATCAACAAAGCATCTGCACTTCACGACGCACAAATTACTCACACCTCATATCGTGGTGTTGAGTATAATACACGTTGTGTAGAATCCAAAGAGACCCATGGTACATTCTGTTATCGTGGTAAACTTTACACCAAGTGAACAACTTACTTTAGGGAGAGGGTTAACCCCTCTCTTTTTTTATGAGTATAAACTAGTAGGCAATAATATTCTTTACAACAGGTGTTGATTTCAATATAATTCTATTAAATAGTGGTAGAATTAGAGGAGAACCAATGAACCCACGCCCTCACTTTATTATGTGTTCTATGTTACGAGGTGTTCAATGCACAATCTTTTATCCCGTTCTCAGTTAAATGAGTGGACGAGTTTTGAAAATTCACAGGAAGAGGACAATTATAAATTAAATGATTACTATGAGTGTCTAATTGAATGTGATTCTTTAGATCAACGTCAATGCAAACGAATATGCAGGAGTATTTTAGATTAATTTTTACGAGGGGTTGCGACCCCTCTTTTTTTATGTTATAATGTATGCATCTGTGATTTAACTATGGACATCGCAACTGATTGGCGCTACAGTGATGAACGCATGGATATCAGAACACAGGGACTAAACATTCTACTAAAGAAGTTTGGATCTGAAATATGCTCTGATGGATCACCTAGATATTCTAACCAGAGCATTTATGAATGTGTTCATGACTGGGTATCTCAAGGAAACCTAAGAACAGATGGCATTGTTGCCTACTACAAAGCGTACTATGACCCGACTAAAAGATCAAATTAGATTAGCAAAAAAAGCAATCAAAGAAGCAAAGACAAATCCAAATCTGTATACAGCAGAAGAGATTTCTTACATGGTAATTCAATTAACTCGTGCTAAGATAGCATTGAAACTCAAACAACAACGTCGCAAACAGGAGAAAGGTTTTAGTAATGAATTCAGTGAAACTCATAACAGTGACTCCCGATGCGGAGAAGATGATGGGATACGTAGCGAGGGTGAGCAACCCGAACAACCAGGAGAACCCTAAGGTCGCTGGTCTGCTATCCTATTGCATCAAACACAACCATTGGAGCGTCTTTGAGCAGGCACACATGACGCTTGAGATTGAAACCACGCGGGGTCTAGCGGCTCAAATCCTTCGTCATAGGAGTTTCACATATCAAGAGTTTTCTCAACGGTATGCTGACAGTTCTATGCTTGCAGATACAATTCCTCTTCCAGAACTTCGGCGTCAAGACACCAAGAATCGTCAGAATTCTATTGATGATATTGATGCGTTTACCCGTCAAGAGTTTCAAATTAAAATGAAAGCTCATTTTGATGAGGGAATGAAACTCTATCAAGAAATGCTTGATAGAAATATTGCAAAGGAGTGTGCTCGTTTTGTACTTCCTCTTGCCGTACCAACCAAAATCTATATGACGGGCTCAGTCCGCTCATGGATTCATTATATCCAATTGCGTTCTGCTAATGGAACGCAGAAAGAACATATGGATATCGCATTACAATGTCGCGATGTCTTTGTGAAAGAATTACCTATTTGTGCTGAAGCACTGGAGTGGACATGAAACTATTAACACTTGAAGACTATCAAAAAGCAGGCGAAACATTCTGGCCTAAGTATTGGTACATCGCTAAGGAACTGGGGGAGGATGCCAAACCTGAGCAAGTCCTTAAAGTTATGGAAGCGATTGGTGGTGTTGCATTAAAGGTAGCACTAGAAGAAAAACTAGCGGGTCCATTTGGATTTAATAAAAAGAAGGAGGGGGAAGATGCCGACTTATCCAGTTAAAAATCTCACGACAGGTGAAGAAAAAGAACTTCATATGTCTATGAAAGATTACATGGTATGGAAAGAAGAGAACCCTGATTGGGATAAAGATTGGTCAAAAGGTTGTGCTAGTGCTGGTGAAGCCGGTGACTGGCGTGATAAAATGTCTAAGTCTCACCCCGGTTGGAAAGATGTCATGTCTAAAGTAAAAGAGGCACCCGGTTACGGTATGTCTACCAAACATAAAGATAGTTATCAGTGGTAAATTATGGCTAGAGGAAGATCAAATCGGACACCTGGTCAAGGGATGTCTAAGAAACAACTGAAGCGCAGGAAGCCAATCAACGAAGCATATCTTCTTGAGATTGAATCCCTAACAGATAACCAAGAAGTTTTCTTCACCGAGTGGGCAGAAGGAAAGAACATGTTTGCATATGGTGCAGCAGGAACAGGTAAAACTTTTATTGCTTTG